CGTGGTCTGACTCCACCGTGACCACATCGCCGGGCACCAACTCAGACCACCGCCATCCAGCCAGGTTCAACCGTAGCTGGTTTGGGAGTCGGGTATGCCAGGGCATCAGCCGCCGCTTGATGTGAAGCCCTGCATTGGCCTCGTTGGTGGTCTCCACATCGTCGTCGAATACCTTGCCGTTTGATGGGTGCTGAAATATCTGGGTCGCCGGCAGGGTCGTCGGTGACGAACTCCCGTCGGCATAGTCGGTCGCACCCGGTGGGCTGAACTGAATCACATCGTCTCGCGCCTCTGGATGATACAGGGTCTGCCCCTCGACAGATACGATGTCGACGTCCGTGATGGTGCCGTCCGTGTAGATTGGAAACCCGCTATCCGTCGCGATGTTCTGGGCTGCTCTGAATGACAGCCGGCCCTGGCGGACCACCAGCCAGGAGCCGAACGCCGCCATATAATCGGAGACAGCTGCCCATGGGTTAGTCAATGGCTGCGCGGTCACGAAGTCCAGTTTGAAGTCCCCATATGTCGGGTGTAGCCTGCCCGTCTGCCGGCTCCAGTCGTCGGTGTCTACCGTGGTGAAGTCCTTGTACAGTTGCAGATTCCACCCATCCGGCAGGGTGCCCGCTGATGTGTCCCGAAACAGCAACTTTTCCCACGTGGTCGGGATGTCCTCGAACGTGTAGCCAAGCGATGTAATGGTTGCCGCGTTAGTGCTTACGCCCAGGTTCACACGAGTCGTCCCCATTACATCGGCATCCACCAAAACAAACCGATTGCTGCCCGTTTTGGATGTGTACTTCATGTAAAACGGGTCGCCCGTGGTGGGCTGACAATAAATCAGCCCCCTTGTGCCGCTTGCCCCATCCTCGTCGAAGTCTGAGACACTGTCAACCGTCAGCGTAGAATCGCCGACGGAGTAGGAAGGTGCGACCGTTATGGTGGTCTTGCCTGCATCCTCGAACAGATCCCGATAGTCGGTGTTGTCAGACCGTGACTGCATGTACCCGAAGAAGTCGCCGAACTCCATCACCCACTGGTTGCGCGCTCCGCTGATGCCCTTGTACTGGAAGATCCCACAATCGCCCCACTCGGTGAAGTCCATGCCAGCAAAACCGACCTTAAGACGGCACAGCATCCCGCGCGGTATGAACCGGGCTATCCAGAAGGCGTGGTGTCGCCCGCTGAGCGTTGCACGGACCGCTCCGATGCTGGGCTGCCAGGAACGTATCTGAACGCTCTGTGTGGGCGCTGACACGCTTAGAAGCACGTGGGCCATGTTGGGCCCCCCGGTGATTCCGTGGGTGTGTAGGATGTACCGTTCTGGGCGATAGTCGAACATCTCCGGGTTGGGCGCATCGGTAAAGTCCAGCGCAAACATCGGTTCGCCACCGATGGCCAGGCGTTCACGGAAAGCTGATGACCACCCACCCATTCAATACCCCAACAGCCCGAGCATTCTGATGGTCTCACCCAGTGGGTCGGACGCCCCCGAATATGTCATCCCGCTGCCTGAATCCTTTGGCCCGCCGATGCCGCCACTGCTGCCGCCCGCGCTGCCAGATCCAAGAGGACCGAATACCAGCGAATCCAGATCGTCGGCCTTCGGGTCTGGCAGCGTGTCCACGATGGTCGGGCCATCCTGGTCTGCTCCGTCTGCCATGGTGCGCAGATGTGCCGGGTATACCTCCAGCGTCATGTCCAGGTTCCAGCTTATGCGATGGTCGTGGGTCAATATCGGGTTGCCCATCTGACCTTCTGGCCAGAACAACGCCGGGAAGAAGTCACGATGGCGAAATAGGACAGGGCTCACGTGGTTGTACTTGAGCGCCGTTTGCATGGTTAGCTCGCGGATGGCGCTATTGTACGCCTGGACCCTGATTTCCTCGCGTCGTGGCGATGCACCGAAGCTCTCCACGTGGAATACGTCACCGTTGGCCGGGTTGCCGCCGCCATAGGTGCTGAGCAATTCCGGTTCCACCCAGTGTGTCGTGTCTCCGCCTGTGATCGACGAACCAGCAGTACCGAACGCCGCGTAAGCATTGTCCGAATCCACCGCGAACGATATAGCCCCGCCCGCCTCAAGATGACTCTGGAGACTGTATAGCTTTTCAGCCAGGGCATCATCGCTGAAGCGTTCGTGAATGATGCGCACCCGCATGCCCGACCGCCTGGCGACCCGGCTGAATGCTCCACCGATGCTGACGGCATCCGAGACCACCCGGTACGGGGTGATTTGCAAGTCGCTCAGAATCTCGCCAAAGTCAATCTCTTGACGGCCTGCCACCTCGGTCGATGTGGGGAACCAGTATATCTTGCTCGTGCCCATCAGATCAGCCCCGCCAGCGGTTCAGCGTTCGAGAAGATGCCAGCCCGAGACCGGCCCTTCTCGCCGAATTGTCGATCGAGCAGGCGGCCCAACGACTCCAAAGCATTCGGGTCAACCACGTTGGTGTTGATGGTGATGGCCTGCCCGCTGCCTATGTTGCCCGCTGCCGCCTGCATCGCTGATGTGGATGCCCCAGTTGACGGCACCACCCGCTCACCAGCGTGGAGCATATGCAGTCCGGTATCTGACACGAACCCGCCGGTTTGCATGGAGCCCTTCACGAGCCCCTTGGCGCCCCGTATGACCTCGGATGCACCAAGCGTAGCAGCCGCCAGCCGGACGCGCCCTGCGGCCCTCTGGGGCGTGAATATGCCGCCCTTTTTCTTGAACGGGCTCACCTCGGCCAGCGCTGTCTTGATCGTTTTCCATGCCTTGACGAACCACATCGTGACACCTTTGAAGATAGCTATCGGCAATTGGATCGCCATAGCACTGACCAATTTGGGTGTTGCTTCAATAAATCCAGCCACCAGCCTGGGCACCGCATCTATCAGAATAGTCGGCAGATCCACCAAGATATCCGGCAGTACATCAACCAGGGCGGTGATGATGTTGTTGATAAAGCCCTTTAGCTCTGCCTTAATTGCCTTGGCACCCTTGGCACCCATCGCTGCCAGCGACGACAACACGGGACCCGCTGAACCCATGGCTGAGGTGATCGCCTGAACCGGTGACGCCATGCCATCCAGAACACCCGCCGCCATCTCGAACGGCAGAGCACGCATGCTGGCGTTCATCTCATCCAATGACAGCAACATATCGTCCCAGGCTTCTGCCTGCTTTGCTGCTGCCTTCGCTGCGTCCTTGCGTGCCTTCTCTTGGGCCTTGATGTCTGCCTTGCTCGGGCCTGGGGCCTCGTCGTCCTCGTCCTTTGGCTTCGCGCGCTCCACACCAGCAGCCATAGCCTTCGGCAGATTAGCAACTCGGTGCTCCACGCCTGCTACCAGATCCTCGGCCATGGTTGCGAAGCCTCCCATATCCTGTAGGACATCCTTGGTGTCTGCCAGTGTCGCCAGCCGTGATTCAAGCGCTGCGCGTTCTTCTTTGGATGGACCGAGACCGACAACAGATGCCACATCAGCGATGGACAGCGTCATCTCGGTCCACTTTGTGGATATGTCCATGATGGCAGAACCCAGCGCCAGGAACCCGTCGACCAAGTACCCCATCATTTTGATCGACACGAACAGGCTCTGAACGAACCCATCAGCGAACACCTTTGACATCAGCGATATGCCCTCCTGATTCTTGCCGATCAGATGCAGGACACCGCGCAGCGTCTCTTTCGCCGTGTCAAATAGCCCCGCGTCCGCTGTTTCCTTTTGGAACTTGAACCATGAATCCTTCAGGTTGCTCAGCATCCCGTCGAACGTTTCAGCGAGCTTCTGAGTGCCTCCCGCGAAGATCCCATCCTCGTCTGTCAGTGTCTCGACGAGCGCCGCCTTGAATTCTTTGGTGCTCATCTTCAGGGCATCGCCGCCCGTCTTCAATTCCACTTGGGCACGTAGCGCACGCCCCGCGATGGTCTCAACAGCACCGGCACCAAACTGCATGGCCCGCCCGACTTCCACCGCAGCGCGCGCCACATCGACACCCATGGCACCTGCGAAGTCCATGATCATCGGCATGGCTTCTTCAGCATTGACGCCTAACGCTCGAAGGTTG